GCGGCCTGGCGGGCGTGGTCGGCGACGGCGGCGTACACGTCGATGTCGAGGACGGCGATGTCCAGCGTGAGTGGCGCGTCTGTGATGCCGGGGGAGCGCTGCACGTGGGCGAGGGGCGCGGTGAACCGTTCGTTGCCGGGCAGGTTCGGGTCGGCCCACGCCTTGACGCCGATGGTGGCGTGCAGCCAGCCCGCGACCAGCGTCTCCGGGTCGGCGTAGCTGGCCACTACCGGCCCGCCACGCGGAGCGCGGTGCGCAGGGTGTGGAACGCGGGCGTGCCCGGGTGGTTCACCCTGCGGACGGGGTGGGCGCCGCCGGGCCAGGCCAGGGCCTTGCCGTTGCGGGCCTCGATGACGTGGGGCCGGGACCCAAACTCGCGGGTGGCCGAGTGCGGGGCGGTGGCGGTTATCCGCACCCCCGCGGCACCTCGGGCACGGATGTGTTCCTTCTGCAGGCCGCGCCGGTAGTCGCCGGTCTTCTCCGCAACGGATGCGGCGGCGGCGGAGATGACGCGGTCGCCGCGCCGGTCGAGGTCGCGGTGCACGCCTTCGGAGCGGGCGGCGGCGAGGATGCCGGCCCGGTTCGCCTTGAACGTCACGCGCACGTCATCAACCCCCATTCAGCCGGCGGCCTCAATCTCGGGTCAGAGCAGCCAGTCGCCGTGGACGGGTGCGGGTGGGAAGCTGTGCAGCGGCACGATGTCGACGGCAAACGCGCCGGTTCCGGCGTCCTGATCGTTGGCGTTCATGTTCGACGCCATTAAGTCAGTAAGCATCCGATCCAAGCGGGCTTCCAGATCCTTGGCGCGCTGCAAGGCTTGGTCGTCGTCCGGCCATGTCCTCTCGATCATCGCCGCGCAGAAGATGGCGACACATACGGCGGCGGCCTGTTCGGAGGTGGGGTGCAGGGGGGCGAGCCGGGAGCCCACCCAGGCGGCGCCGTCTGCGATGAGGCGGTCGACTTGGAGCCCGGTGGGCCGCGTCTCAGGGGTGAACGTGAGCGCGTAGGCGTCCTGGCCGCCGGTGACGGTCGACATGGACCGGACGAGGGTGCGGTCGGGGACGTACGCGGCGACCCTGGACCGGCCGGGCAGCCACGTTGGGCCGCCGGCGATGGGGGAGGCGACGACGTACACCTCGACGTCTTCGGCGCCCTCGCCGGTGCCGGTGACGTCGTAGTGCAGCACCCACCGGCCCGGCTGGGTGTAGGTGACGGGGGTGTCGGCGGTCCACCGCTGGGTGTGTTCGACCGGGTCCGTGTCGGGGATGGGGGTGAGGGGCCCGGCGGTCATCGTCACCGCGTACGGGTCGCCGGCCGGGGGCCGAACCTGGAGGGTGACGGCGGTGTCTCCGGCGGCGGGTGCCACGTCCAGGTACGGGGTGCTGGCGTCGCCTTGGCCGAGGTCGGTGGTCACGTCGATGGCCCCCTCAGCGTTCCGGCGGTCAGGCGGGACCGGTGGGAGCCTGCGGTGAGGATGCCGGGGCGGCGCGGGTACACCGGGTTGTCGTTCCCGGCCGCGGTCAGGGCGGGCAGCAGCAGCGCGGCCACGGCTACGGATGCCGGTGCGCCCGTCCCGGCGGCGAGCAGTGCCGGGAGGGACAGGTTGGCGGTGCCGGGGGCGTCGCTGTTGTCGGCCACCCCGGCGAGGTGCAGGGGCGGCAGGGTGAGCACGGCTGCACCCGTAGTGGTGGGTGCTCCGGCGGCTGCCGCGGCGACGGCTGGCAGGGCGGCGGTCGCGGTCGCCGCCGCCGCCGGTGTCCCGGCCGCCGCTGCGGTGAGTGCGGGCAGGATCAGGTCAGCGGTCGCAGTGGCCTGACTGGCCGACGTGCCCGCCGCCTGCATGGCGGGCAGGGTCAGGGCAGCCGCGCCCGACGCTGTCGGGGTGGCGGTGCCCACAGCCGCCAGCGGAGGCAGCGCGAACGCGGCGGTAGCGGACGACGCGGGAGTGCCGGTGCCCTGCCCCGTCGACGCGGGCAAGGCCAGTGCCGCCGTGCCGGAAGATCGGGGTGTGCCCGCTGCCGCGGCCGTGGTCGACGGCAGCGCGAGTGCGGCCGACCCGGGGTCAGACGGTGTTCCCGCGCCCGCCGCAGACAGGGCGGGCAGGGTGAGCGCGGCCGTGCCCGAGTTCGGGCCAGGCTCGCCACCGCCTGTAGGCGCGGTCCGAGTGGACAGGATGATCGGGTGGCCGTAGCCGAGGACGGGCACCGAGTCCGTAGAGACCGACGTACCGATAATGGCCGTCTGGTTGGCACCGCCACCCGTCCAGTCCAACAAGGCCTGCGCTGGCGAAGCCTGATCGAACACCCACATAGCCGTCGGCCCAGCCGATAGCCAGTTGGCCAGTGACAGCGGGAGCTGATCCAGCTCACTAGTCGACAACGCCCGGGACCACAGAGCCCCTGCGGCCATGTCGCCGTTGAAGTACTGGGTGAGCGTGGGGTGCCGACCGATCGCGACGGAAGCCGGTGGGGTGTTCGTAGGATCGGCCAGTGTACCCAGCGTCTCTCGGACCCAGGAACCCGACGAAAACGTGAAATACCCCGCCGTAACGGGACTGTTTCCCGCAGGCTTACTTGCCGTAACCAGGGTCCAGTCATTAGCGGCAACAGTCCCCGCCACCGACGTGGAAGAGTTGAATATGGAGAGCCTCGCAGAGCCGTCAAAGGAGCCGGAAAAAACGGGTCCATTTGCGGCGGTGTTCACGCGGAACAGCTGCTGTGCAGCCCCGTTGGCGACGTGGCGGATGACAAAGGCGAACGAGAACGCCGTAGGCGTCACGACGCCGCCTGCAGCCGTCGTCAGCCCCTCAGTGCTTGCCGCTGTGAACCGGCGCGCCATCAGCCGTCCTCGGAGACGCGGAGCCTTCCGATACGCCGCATCAGGACCAGCGTCAGCACCGCCACCTTCTGCCCGGCCGACGCCGACGTACGAAACCCTGCAGGTAGGGCCGCGTTGAACGACGCCACATTCGCCTCCACCCAGTCATCCGCCGCGGCCACGGCTGCGGCGAGCTGCGGCTTCGTGAAGGGGAACGATTCGCTGGTCTCCTCTCGCATGAACGTCGCGGACACGGCCTTGCGGGCCAGCGCAGGTAGAACAGGCACGACACCTCTCCCTTAGCTGGTGGTGTAGGCGACCGCGAACGCGCTCACGTACGCAAACCCGGCGGCCGTGTCTGCGGCATCGGCAGCAACACGGGCCAGCCGGAACACCAACTCGTCCCCGGCCGCCATGCCGTCGTTGTTCGTCAGCGGGATCGTCGCCTCGCCCACGTACCCGGCGGTGCCGGGCACGGTGACGGTGGCGGTGTTGACGGCCGCGAACGGTTTCGCCGCGACCGTGACCGCGTCGCCGGGGGTGACCGCGGCGACCTGCACACCCCACACCACCGACCCGGTGGTGGCCGTGTCCATCTGGAACTGCACGTACGCCACCGGAGCCGACGCGTAGTCGGCCGGGACGCGCAGCCCGCCGAACGTGCACCACTGCTCCGTGACAGCGTCGAACCGCAGCCGCAGCCGGTACGGGGCCGGAGCAGTGGCGGTGCCTTTGAGGACGAGCAGGCCCGGTGCGGCGTTGCCTGCTGTGCCGTCCGGGAGGGTGGCGGCGCCCGGCGACATGAGGATTGACCCGGTCGCCACGGTCAGCTCGCGGGCTGGGTGATGGTCAGGGAGGTGACCGGCACCGCCAGGCCCACCGAGATGGTGGTGGTGGCGAGCTGCAGGTCACCGCCGCCGCCCGTCGCGGACACCGACATGTCGACCACGCCTAGGCCGGTCCCGGCCGCCTCGGTGGAATCCACGATTCGTGCCCACCCCGCGGTGCCAGCCGCCAGGCCGGTGCCGGACAGGGCGGGGGACTGGCCCGCCGTGATCGTCCCCGTCGCGGGCGCACCGAACGACGGGTCGTTCAGGACCACCTCGACCAGCAGCGTCCCCGACGGCGCGGTACCCGGGCCCGCGGGCTGGCTACCGGAGTAGATCCGCAGACGGCCCGCACCCGAACCGGCGTCGATCACGTCACGGACCGCAGCGACCTCAGCGTTACGGGCCGCGGTGGAAATACGAACAGGCACGACAGGGCCCTCCTCGGGCAGCACGACATGGCCGCCCGAAGCGGCATCAACAAACACAAGGGGTGTAGGGCCGGCCGTCCGGGGCGTTGGACGACCGGCCCCACGACTACGTCAGGACTGCGAAACCTGCTTCGTCATATCCTTGACCGCGGCGGAGTCCAGCTTGGAGACCTCGTCGTACGAATACCCTTGGCTCACCAGGTACTCGACGTGGACCGCCTTCGAGTGGCGGCCGTCCGGGGCCTCACCGTTGAGCGCGGCCAGCTTCTGCTGCGCCGCCTGCCGCTCCGCATCCGATACGCCACCCGTCGACTGCTCGGTCGCGACGACCGCGCCCGCCTGCACCTGCTCGTCCGTCGCCACCATCGGCGACACCGCCACCGGCGCCGACTGCACCGGCACCGGCTCGGCCAGGGCGTTGCCCTCCGGGGCGCGCGTCTGCCCGTCGCCCAGCGGGCCCGTCATCGCCGGGACCGCCTCCTCCGGGGAGCCCATCGGGGCGATGAGCCGCACCGACAGGTTGTGGTCGAGTTCGTTCTGCGGGACGCCCGGGGGCACGACGCTGCCCTTGTAGAAGGTGATCTTCTGGGCGTTGCCCTCGTCGTCGGAGACGGTGAAGTCGGCGAGCGCGCCGACGACCTGATACTGCTCAGCCATGGTCAGTCCCCTCAGGCGGCGTTCGTGCCGGTGATCCGGATGGCGGCACCGGGCTCGTTGACGACGGGCACGGTGATGCGTCGGCCCCACAGGTCCCACTTGTCGCGGCGCGGGATCCGCTCGGACTGGATCTGCACGGCCTGCTCGGCGACGGTGTAGCCGGGGTCGACCTCGGCCTCGTCGGCCATGCCGCCCAGCTGGTTGCTGTCGATGAGCCAGACGTCGTCGGTCGGGAGGTTGCCCGCCGACGTCGTGACCACCTTCAGGCCGGCGAACGTGTCCACCGCGCCGCCGTAGATCGGGTTGTCGGTGGTCTCCCGACGCCGCAGCGTGTTCACCTTCTCGTCGGTGATCATGTCGGCGTAGCGGGTGGTCTTCATCAGGATCGTGTCGGGCACGAACCCCATGTCGAGGTCGACGACGGCGGCGCGGGCACGCTCGATGTCCCGCAGGATCGTCGCCGACGAGTTCGCCCAACCCGCCGACGCGGGCTGCGTGGCCGACACGTTCGACGCGATCTTCGCGATCGCGAGGGCGTCGACCTTCTTGATGACCGAGTTGATGACCAGCCGGAAAATCCGGTCGACCTCGTCACCACCGTTCACGTACCGCTTGATCCGCTCGTCGGTCAGCTCGACCGCCTGACCCCACTTCTTCACCGCCTGCAGCGTCGGCACACCGCGCGTCACGTTCGCGAACGGGTACTCCGCGCCCGGCGCCACAGCCTCGACGGGGCGGTTGGTGAACAGCGGCTCGTTCTGCTCACCCATCACCGCACCGCCGCTGGAGCGGTACCGGCCGGTGAGGATCTGGTCCGCGGCGAACCGCAGATCACCGAGGGTCTGCAGCCGCCGGCGAATCAGCGTGGGCGAGTTGAGCAGGGTGTCGATCTGGAGGAGGACACCCGAGAGGGTGGCCGCAGCGCCGGGGTAAGAACCGGGCATGAAAGATCAGCTCCTTGTTTGTCTTCAGGCCCGGATCAGAGGCCGACGTAGCGGACCAGCGCGCCGTCGGCGGCGGTGGTGAGGGCGATGCCGATGTTCGTGAACGCGGCGGCGCCGGTGGCGACGGTGCCGTTCGCGGCGGCGTTGACGCGGTCCCCGGCGGTGATCGCGCCCGAGGCGGTGGCCTCGTGGACGGGGCCACGCAGGTCGACCTTGCCTTCGCCGTTGGCGGGGATGTCGACGGAGGCGACGCCGACCACGTTCGGGGCGGCGGCACCGGCGTGGGCGACGGTGCCGTTGCCCGAGACGGCGACCGCGCGGCCGCCGGTGACGGCGGCGGACGCGGTCAGGGTGTAGGCGTGCGCGGAAGGGATCGGCGCGGTGTACTCGGCCACGGTCAGTTCCCCTTCGGCTTGACGGAGAAGATGCTGTCGATCTCGGCGATGCGGGCCTGGTCGACGTCCGGCTCGGCGTCGCCGACCTCGCCCTTCGCGCGGATCGGCACGGCGGTGCCGGGCTCGATCCGGTTCAGCAGGCGGGTGATCGCACCCGGCGCCTCGTCGTAGTCGGCCTCCCACGTCGCCCGGTCAGCCGGGGCGAACTTGCCGAGGCGCTGCGCCTCGTCCAGGACGCTGGCCTTGATGCCGGCGGCCTTCTCGGCCTCCGACGCGGCGAGCTTCGCCGACATCGACTGCACCGTGGACGCCAGGACGCTGACCTCCTTGCGGAGCTCGTCGGCCTCCTGCTTCACCGCCTCGGTTTCGACGGCCGCGACCGGCTCGGCGGGGGTTTCGGCCTGGGCCTTCAGCGCGTCCACGGCGGCCAGGATGGCGACCATGTCGGCGTCGTCTGCGAGGCCGAGCCGCGAGCTGACCTCGCTCAGATCGTCGGACACAGGGTCCTCCTCTTTCTCGGTTGTGGGCTCCGGCTCGGCGGCCGGGAGTTCGGTGACGGCGCCGGGGGCGGCCGGATGGGTTGGCGGGTCGGCCGTCGGTGCGGACCCCGCAGGGGAGCCGGGCATGCTGGCCCGGTTCTGGAACACCGACAGGTCGAAGCGGGCCTTCGCCTCCGCAACCGCGTCCTTCGCGCCCGGCGGGGGCTCGACGATCCTGTCCGCGAGGCCCAGCTCGACGGCCTCGTCGGCGGAGATGAAGGTCTCGCTGGTCATGCGGGCCAGCCACTCCTCGGCCGTCCCGCCGGCCTTGGCGGCGTAGATCGAGGCGAGGTTCTGGTCTTCGCCGGCCAGGTCGGCGGACATCTTTTCCATGTCGACGGCGTTGCCGATGCAGCCGCCCCAGGCCCGGTGAATCATGAGGCGCGCGTTCGGCATCATCGTCAGCTCGTCGGCGCCCGCGGCGATGAACGACGCCGCCGACGCGGCGATGCCTTCCACCACGGCGACGAAGCGGGCCGGGTGAGACCGCAGCGTGTTCAGGATGGCGAGGCCGTCCCAGACGTTCCCGCCGGGCGAGTTGATCAGCAGCCGGATTTCGCGGGTGTCGTCGGGGAGGGCATCGAGGACCGCGGCGAACTCCTTCGCGGACACGCCCCAGTCGGCGCCCCAGTCGTCGATCGGGTCGTACAGGCGCAGCGTCACGACGCCGGCCGGGCCGGACTTCGCCGTCGGCAGCTCGGCGCGGATCGGGGTCCGCTTGTACGCGGACGGGTTACGCAGGAAGGGATTCACGCGCGCCTCCGGGGCAGCGTCGTCCGCCTGGGAGGCGAGAGGGATGTCAGTGACGGTGTCGGCGAACGCGACCCGGATCCGGTCGAACACGATCGGGCCGGTGCGGTCAACGAGCTCGGCCAGCTTCGACAGGTCATCGGTGTAGATCAGGGAGACGTGCGCCGCCCACGGCTGGTGTTGCTCCGGCAGGCTGTCTGGTGGGGCTGCGCCCACGGCGGCGGTGTGGGCGTCGTCCACGGCTGTCCCGCCGACGCCGAGGACGATGCAGGTGTCCCGTTCGTCGGTGCCCGGGTTGAAGACGGACAGCGCGAACGCGTCTCCGTTGACCACGCCGGACCGTTCGAGGCCGCGCATTGCTTCGACGAGCGCCGTCCGGGCGTCGTCGTCCCAGTCGTCGGCGTCGCCGAGGAACAGGAGCGTCAGGTGCAGCTCGCCGGCCGGTAGGCCGCCCTCAGTGGCGAGGCGCGCGGCGTCCGCCTCGGTGGGGACGAGGGCGACCATGCCCTTCGTCTTCGGCTGGTCAGCCACAGCCACCCCCTTCTAGAGAGCGGCGCGGACGAAGCAGTCCTTGGCTTCGAGGAGCTTGCGCAGCCCCGCGGTCAGCTCGGGGCGGTCGGGCAGGTCGCCGATCATCTGGTCGGCGAGGTCGTGGCATGCCTTCGACGTGGCCTGCAGATGCTGGGGGAGGTGTTCGTAGGTGAAGAACCGGGCGATCCCTGCCGTGCCGGGGTGGCGCCCTTCGAGGTTGCGCACGTGCGCTCCGATCAGGTGAACAGCGGAAAAAGGAAGCCTCTGCAGCGGCCCTTTCCGTCGCAGTCGCGGAACCCCGAGGCGGGATATGCGGCGACGGCTTCGGCGAGGCTGGCAAATTCGGTGTCCGCGATCTCCGAGCAAGGGCCGCATCGACTCTTGTCGTTGACCTCTACAGCCCTGTAGGTGGCAGCGGGCGCCGCCTCAAGAACGGCGAGGCGTCCGGCGTTCTGCGCCGCCGACAGCAGCGCGCCCACGTTGTCCCCGACGAGCCCGTTGACGGACGTGCCGAGCTCGTCCAGGTGCGCCCGGACCGCGGCACTCACCGTGTCCCGGTCCGCGCCCGCAACCTGCAACGCCGCCCGTGCGGCACCGGACGCGTACCCGGCGGCGATCACCGCGGCCACCGCGTCCGCGGTCTGCCGCACCCGCTCGGCGCCAGGCGTGTCCGGGGCGGCGACGGTGACACCCTGCGCGGCGGCCTCAGCCACCACACCCGCCGCCGCCTCCACCGCCAAACCCACACCCGCGTCGCCGATCAGCAGCGACACCGCCGCCACCACACCCGCCGACACCGCGAGGGCGCCCAGCAGGCCGAGGTCGTCGGCTTCCACGGCGCCCTCGGCCTGCTGAACGAGCTCATCCACCACCGGCTGCGCCGCAACCGGCCACTGCGCGAGCAGGTCCGCTTTGGCCTGCTCCCACTGGGCTTGGATCTGCGCGTAGTCCGGGGCCGGGTCGGGGTCCTCCGCGGCGGCGAACAGGGCCATCTGCCCTGACGGCTGCCGGCGCTTCGACCGCGGGCGTGATGCCGCCACGGGCGGAGCGGGAGACGGCGTCGGTACTGGCGCGGGCGGCGACGCCTGCTCGCGCTGCGGCAGCCGCCACTCCCGCCGGATGTACTCCTCCAGGCCGGGATCCGACGACAGCCCGCCGGAGTCCAGCAGAGTCTTCAGCGCCTCCGCGGTCACCTCACGCCGGGACCGCACGTCAGCGACCCGGACGGCCGGGACGGGCTCGTCGGGTCCGTAGTTCCACTCGACGAGGCGCGCCGCCACCTGCCTCGTGGCGACCTCGGCAATGTCGTCGGCGGCGGTCTGCACGGCGAGGGTGAAGAACTCGACGAAGCTCTCACCGAGGGCGCGGGAGCCGTTGGACGACTCGCCCAGGTCCATGAACCGGGCCAGGGCCATGCCGGACAGCTGGGAATCGATCCACTTGAGGAACCCGAGCGTGTCGGGCACGGAGCCTTGCAGCCCGGCCAGCACCAGGCGGGCGCCCGGGGGGAGGGCGGCGCCGGCGGTCTCACCGCCCCGGGCCGCGGACGCGACCGCGTGGGCCTGCGCGTGCTGCTCCGGGGTCGGGCGGGCATCCGTCGCCCACTCCACCAGGGGGACGCCCATTGAGAACCGTCGTGACCCGGTGGCCAGCGCGGCTTGAAGCTCCCGCTTAATCAGCCACGGTCCGAATCCGGGACGCAGCAGGCTCGTGCCGGTCCAGCCGACACCCTTGTCGAAGCAGTACCACGCCAGATGTTCCGCGCGGATCTCCGGGGCGCCTTCCTTCCACGCCGGGGTCTGGCTGACGCCCTTCAGCGCGCCGGTCTTCCCGTCGGCGTGGATCCGGCTGATCGTGTGCGGCGGCCGCTCCCACAGCCCGGCCAGGCGCGCCTGACCGCTGGACACGTCGGCTTCGAGCTCGAAGCCGTAGTGGCCGAACACGAACGACTCGGTGACCATCCGCAGGTGCTCACGCCACGACACGCCACGCACCCGCGCCGCACCCGGCTGGTCCTGACCGGCCAGCGGCAGGCCCAAGTCGTCGGCGACGAGACGGCACACCTCCGGCCGGCAGCCCGCCGGGTCCAGCGTCCACGAAGCCCGCCGCACCAACAGCTGATAGGCGTCGACCACACCGGTGAGCTGCGGATCGCGGCGCATCATCGAATACGTGCGCGTCGACGTCGGCCACTGCACGTCGCCGACGTGTTCGAGCGCGTCGGACAGCAGCGCACCGTAGGTGCTGTCGTCGACGTGGCCGAGGGTCCGGGTGGGCAGGGCGGGCATGGGCCACCCCCGACCGGCTCACATCACGCTGAAGAAGTCCACGCCGGAAGGCCGCAACTCGTCGTGCACCGGCTCCCGGACCGGGGTCCTCGCCGCGGCCGTGAACGCCGTCGGGGCTGCCCGGGTGACAGCCACCCGCACCCCAAGCGACCCCACATCCACGGTGTCGTCGTGCTGGCCCGCAGGGAACGCGGCGTGCTCGTTCGTCCAGGCGTCCAGCCAGTGCGCCCCGGCCGGCAGCCACACCCGCCCCGACGACACCCACGCCGAGTAGGGCAGCGCCCGGGAGAACTTGTCGCTCTCGGCCTGGATGGGAGTGATCGGCACACCCTGGTGGGTGGCCTCCCGCACCAGCGTGGTGCCGTACTGCGACGCCTCGATGAACACGGTGTCGAGTTGCCAGCGCTGCACCAGCGGGGCGGCGTGCGCGAAGTGCTGCGCCTCACCGATCCGCGCCCGCACCATGTCGAGCAGGACCAAGTCGCCGGCGACAGTGCGCGCCCACGCGGCGATGACGGTGTAGTCCGCGGAGGTGCGAGTGGAGGCGGCGAGGTCGACGGTGGCGAACCGCCACGCGTCGCGCAGGTCCGCTTCCCGGCCGCCCAACTGCAGGCGGGTGCCGGAGCCCGACCAGTAGCGCCAGTGCATCCGCTTGAACAGCCCACCCTCGGCGGGAGCGGGACGACCCATGTAAAGACTGGCCCAGACGTACGAGCCCACCGAGCGCTTGATGCCTTCCCAGTCGCGGTTACCGCGCGCTGAGATCATGTACTCGCCGGGCTTACGGCCGAGTGGGTCGTCCTCATCCTCGGCCTGAGCCGGGATGTTGATGACCTTCCAACGTCCGCCTTGGCGACGGTCGCCTTCGTTCTGCAGCAGCCAGCCCGCCGCGTCCTCTTCGTGCCAGCGCGTCTGGATCAACACGACCTTGGCGCCAGGGCCGAGGCGGGGGACGGCGACGCCTTGCCAGAAACGTTGGAAGCGTTCGCGGTAGACCGGCGACTGCGCCTGCTCAAGGTCCTTGATGGGGTCATCGATGATGATGAGCTCCGCAGGGCGGCCCGTCACGGAACCGGCCACGCCCGCGCAGAACATGCCGCCCTTGCGGCCCTCGACCTGCCAGCGGCCGGCAGCCCGGGAGTCGGCGCGCAGCCGAACCCCGAGGTCCACGGTGTCGTCGTCGCCGTTGTACGTCTCGAAGTCCCGCTTGACGTCGGAGCCCCACCGGCGGGCGATCTCATCCGAATACGAGATCATCACGATGCGCATGTCCGGGTCGACATCGGCGAGCAGCCACGTCGGGAACCGGTACGACGCTGTGGAACTCTTCGCCTCCTGCGGCGGCATCGAGATCATCAGGCGGTCTTCGCGGCCCTCGGCCACGTCGACCAAAGCTCGGTTGATGAGTTCCAGCGCGGGGGTGCGGACGATCGTCGGGTCCAGCTGCTGCGCCATGTCCAGGGGTGACGCCCACCGGCGCTGCGGCGCCTCGAACTCGCGGGCTGCTTGCTCCCATGCCGACAGGGGCCGGTCGAGCACGCTCACGGCTAGCCCACCGCGCGCAGGTGGCGCGGCACCACCTCGGGCACGCGGGCCTGCTGGTCGGCGGTGAGGTCGAGGTCAGCGAGGACGGCTTTGATGACGGAGGCGAGCATCGCACCCTGCTGCTCGGCGAGGCGAACCTTGCGCTCCTCGATGCCGGCGGCGATGGCTTCCTTGGCCACCCGGACCAGGTGGGCCCGCTCCTGCTGGTACAGCTGCACCCACACGTTCGGGGCGGCCTTGTGCTTCACGCCCTCGTCGGTTTCCTCGGTGCGCCCCCACACCACGGAGGCCGTGTCGAGGGCCTGGACCTGCTTGGCCAGCCAGTCGACGGCGCCGGCGGTGCGGTACACCTCTTCGAGGAGGGCGTCGCGGGGGTCAATCTCCCGGGACAGGCCGAACGTCTTGACGGCGGACTCGGCCATGGCGACGACTCCGGCTGTCACGTGGCTGGTGGTGTTCCCGCCGTGCAGCTTGCAGGGGCCGTGGCCGGGGTGGTCGGTTCCCCATCCGGCGGGCCGGGTGCAGAGTTCGTTGCCCTCGGCGTCGTGGAGGGGGTTCTTGCCGGTCTTGGCGCCGGGCCGCTGCTTGTTGTGCTTCTTGGCGCGGCAGACGTTCCTGTCATGGCCGCCGCTGGGATCACGCAGTGTCATGGTCTGCGACCCCCTTTGGTGCCGTTCGGCGCTGAGGCGGGGTGTTGGTCCCGCGGATCCGGCCAAGTTCGATCTTCATCCGGACTGGAAGCGTGAACCCGTCCCGGGTCAGCCGCCCTAGCCGTAGCGCTGAGTGGAAGTTGGCGGCGCGGGCCGCGGCGTATCGCAGCAGCACGGCCCGCACGCCAAGGGGGTGTCAGCGCTGGGCGGTCCCAGCCGGGTAGACGGTCGCGGTCGGCGCAGTCGTCACCGGCACGACGTAGGGCGCCGCCGACGTCCCCGGACCGCTGCTGATCCACCCGCCCGCCCAGTTGGACGGGAAGCCCGGGCCGACGTAGTTGAACGCAGAGGACACGTAGACCTTCGGCGCATGGGCCGGGCTGGTGCAGCGGATGTGCATTCCTGCGAAGTGCGCGTGGCTGGTGCAGAGATAGTCCTCGCCGTGGTGCATCGCGCCACGCCGCACCCAGCCGTCGTTGTCGCAGAGCTGGAACTCGTCGGTGAACGGATCAGTGCCGTTGACGTCGCACATGGGGGCCCCGTCTCAGCGGCCGGCGGGCGCGTCGGCGTCGGGTACGGTCTCGCCGTCGGCTGAGGCATCGGTAGCCAGCTGCTCGGCCGGGGCGTCCGCGGGCGGGGCGTCGTCACCCTCCACGTCGTCGTCGGCGCGCTGCGCGCCCTCGCCCATCGTCAGCAGCGACCGCTCGATCTGGTCGACGGCGTCCTGCTGCTCCGCGGTCAGCTCACCGGAGCGCAGGCGCGCGACGGCGTTCTGCAGGTTGGTGAAGCTGGTGGCCTGCGCGGCGGACACCGCGTTGACCTGCTCGGCCAGTCGGGTGAGGGCGTCGCTGATTGTTGCCACGGTGACTCCTAGCTTGATGAGGGTCAGGCGGTTGCGGGCCTGGCTGCGGACGACGTCGCTGATGCCGAGGTAGTCGCGGATGGCGGCCTGGACGCGGGCGCGCAGGCTGAGGGGCGAACCTGGCTGGCCGATCACGGCGCCTCCTGGTGTTCCACCCAGGCACACACCACGGCCCGCCTGTCGGGCGAGAACCTGACCGGCGCCCAATGGGTGCGCCCCACGACGACGAGGTGCCCGTCGTCGCAGACGGACAGGGGGCGGGTGATGGTGCCGCCGGAGGCGAGCATGTCGAGGCTGAAGGCGAGCTCGTCTCGGGGCTGGGTCACGGGCACCTCCGCGGCGGGTTAGCGGGGGCCGTGGCCTTCGTAGGGTTTGGCGTGGCCGGCGTCGAGCATCGCGGTCGCGTAGTCCCGGCCGTCCGGGAGGGCGATGTCGCCCAGAACGCGGCCGTACTTGTCCAGTTCCCGGCTCGTCAGCGTGACGTTGAGGCCCGGGGTCAGCATGGCCGCGCCGTACACGGTGTCGTGGCCGCCCTGGGCGGTGCCGGTCTCGGCGCAGTCGATGTGCGCCACCCGAACGGGCGCCGTGACCCGGGTGGGCACGCCGACATTGATGCGCATCCGCGGTGTATCGCCGTCCCCGGGGCGCAGCACCGTGGCCGGGTAGCGCCACACCTCGTCGAGGCCCGCACCGTAGTCGGCGCGGAACGCACCCGGGCGGCCGGTGCCGCGCAGCAGATGCGCGAGGTCACGGCCGTCGTCCAAGGCGACGTGGCAGGCCACCGGCTCCCGGCAGTCACCCAGATGCCCGGTGATGAGCACGACCCGCTGGCCGGTGGCGACGAATTCGCGGAGGCGGGCCTTGTTGCGGGGGCGGGTGCCGGCGACACGCACCGCGAGGGGGTGCGCCAGGCGCATGCCCAAATCCAGCTCGGCCGTGAACACCGTGGAGCCGACCACATCACCGACGACGGCGGGAAACGACCAGAGCGGCATCGCACACCCGCTTTCCGGGAATGCGAAAAACCCGCCGAACCGGGGAGGCTCAGGCGGGCTGGAAGACACTACGTCCGCCGCCAAAGTAGGCCACCGGCACAGCTAGCGCAAGCTTCTCGCCCTGGTGTGTTGCGCGCGCCGCACGATCGCCGCCGCCTCGAGGACGTGCTGCGCAAGGTAGGTGCGTTCCCGTCCGCGTTTCTTGAACCGGGGCAGCAACGGCTGATCCTTCTCGGTCGGGTGCGGCGCGCACGCCCACTTGCGGATGGTGTCGGGGTGGACGCGGACGAGTTCGGCGGCCTCGGCGGTGGTGAGTTCCCGGTCGGGGTCGACGACGTCGGGTTTCTCGACCATCCAGTCTTCGCCGAAGCTGACCGCGGTTTCGTCGAGGACGTCGCAGGCGCCGACGTCGAGGGCGCGTAGCCGGGCCCGGTACATCTGGGCGATCTTCCGGGCGCGGTCGACGGGCTGGTCGAGGGGGTAGGGCCAGCGGGGGCCGGGGTTCTGCCGGTCGAGGTCGGGGTTCACGCGGCCGCCCCAGCGGTCTGCGGCCACGCCAGGTTGAGCATGTAGTGCTCGTAGTCGACGTAGGGGCGGGCCATGCGGCAGCGGTCGCAGCACACGCTCATCGGGTCGTGGGGGTGGGCGGGTTCGGAGCGGTACAGGGGGCCGTCGACGCCGGGGACGGTGCGGGCGTCGCAGTTGGGGCAGTCGCCGGCGAGCCAGAAGGTGCGGCGGGTGCGGCCGAGCATGTGCCGGGCGGTGCGGTGCAGGCTTTGCAGGTGGTGCACGGCCTCCCAGCCGGCCACATCTTGCGGGTCATCTTCGACGCCGGTGGGGCACACGGCCGTGGGCGGGGTGAGGGACAGGGTGCGCAGGCGGGGCGCGAGGATCCCGACGGCGCGCTGCACGGCGTGCCCGGCGCGGACCTTCGGCTCGGGTGCGGGCCTGCTGAGGGTGGTGTGCCAGTCCGCGACCGGCACGCGGGCGTGCGGGTCGGAGAGGCGGGCGGCGACGCGGACCTCGTACTCCCAGGTCGTCGCGACGTGCACGATCTCGGCCTGCAGGGCCTCGACGTGCCCGGCGATGAGCATGGGGGAGTCCTTCGACCCGGCGGTTTTCTCGTTGATGGCCTGCGACATGGACGCCTCGTGGAGCTGGGCGAGGTCGAGGTAGTCGTAGACGAGGGCGCGCACGTCACGGCCGGCGGCGTCGATGCAGTCGCCGCAGAGCGGGTCGGGGGTGTCGGCGGCGCGTTTGGTGACAGGGTTGAACGCTTTGCAGTGCTCTGCGGACAGGCACGTTCCCGCGGTGGTGGTGCGTGCGCATCCGGTGGAGCCGCAGCCGCCGGGCACGTCGCAGGCGTAGTACGGGCCGTTGTGGCAGGCGCAGCCGCAGCCAGCTTTCATCATCACGGGTGACCCCCTTTTGCGCCGGTATCGGCTACCTTTTCGGGCGATCACCCGGGCCTATGGCGGGAACCTCGGCTGCGGTGATGGCGGGGAGCGGGCCTTGGCATGCAAATGCCGGGGCCCGCTTCGCTATCTAGCGCCCCACCCCGCCGCAGGCCCGAACGAGGGATCGTCGGGGAGTTCGACCTCGACGCCGCGTCCGGCCCGCGTGCACGGCGGGCAGATCGTCACCGACATGAGGGGGCCGCACGGTCCGCGCGGCGGGCACGTGGGGTCCGGCACGGATGCGGGTTTGCCGGCGATGCTGCGGCTCTCGTGGCCGCCGAAGTCGCGGCCGCAGAGCGGGCAGGGCATCCAGAAGTAGCCGCGCCGGTGGGCCCACAGTCGGTGTGCCGACCGCAGCGGGTATGGGATGAGCGTGCGGAACGCGATGTCGAGGCGCGACTCGGACGTCATGGTGGTGTGAGAGCCGTGCGGGTGCCGCAACTTCCGCCACGCCCGCACGATGCGTGACACTGGTCGCATCGTGCGGGTTGCCTGGTATCGGGTCATGACCGCCCTCTCCACGCGCCGCGCTGCCGAAGAATTTCGCGTGCCGGTTCGGCCCAGTCCTGCGGGCGGGTCTCGATGATGGCGTACTGCCGGGCCAGGAACAGGTCCTCGACTTCGCGGCGAAACTGATCGGCGGTGGGTGGCGGGACGATGCGGTTAGTGCCGTCATCGCCCGTGCAGGTGTCGTCGTCGCAGCGCGGGTGATCGGTGGGGACTCGGTCGACGTCGATGCTGCCGAATCGGACGACTTCGGCGAATCCTTGATGGGTGCTGCCGCCGCACCGCGGGCACGTCATGGCTTCGCTCCCCAGCTCCATGGGGGACAGTTTACCCTGCTCAGGCGGGGTGCCGGTGATGCCGCGCGGCGTCAGTCGGCGCATTCGGCCAGCACCCCCGTCATCGCCCGTGCTCTCGCCTTCGCCCGGTCCAGCTCCTCGGCCGTCCACACACCGAGGTCCACGCGCTCAACCGCGCTCGGCGTCACTGTGATGACGTCGCCGCAGCGCACGTCGGGCAGCAGGGATCGGCGGAAGTCGGCGACTAGGGGCGGCCCGTCGGGTCGTTCGAGTTCGGCTGTGAACAGGTCGCCCTCAACGTCGGAGACGCGGCCGGTCCACCGCACGTCTGGCGATTCGTCCACCGGGTTGCCGCTCACGGCCGCCGCTTCGGGTCGTCTTCGCCGGACAGCACCCGCAGAATCCGGAGCGCGACCTCTTCCGCCGGCCACGCTTGGGTGCGGGCGCGTTCGAGGACGTCGTCGACGATCTGGCGGACCTTGATGGCGAGTTCGTCGCCGCGGTGGGTCCAGGGGTCACCGAGGGCGTCGTACTGGACCGGGTCGGCTGGGGCGCTGGTTTCGCCGTAGAGGGCTTGGCGGTGGGGGGGCGCAGGGCCAGGCAGCCCGGATCTTGGCTGTACGTCGCGCTCAGCGGGCCGCACGGCCGGTTCCTCCTGGCCCTCGACCCCATCCGGCCGCATCGTGCACTCGAACGCCTCGTGCCCGTAGGCGCCGCCCCGGGTGTCGCCACACACCGTGCAGTGCGGGTTCAGCGGGCGGCCCATCGCGCCCGGCACGTGCTTGCGGTCCTCCGGCAGGTGGTTGGGGCACGTCCATGCGCCGTCCACCACCTGCCAGCCAGAGCGACGCAGCCAGGCGACGCTCTCATCGTCACGGCCGGGGCCGAGAGTGGCCTGCGCGTACCCGCACGCCGGGGCCTGGGCGCAGCGCATCATGTCGGGTAGGGCCGACTCGCCGGTGAAGTGCATTGGTCCCCTTCTCAAGCCGCCAGCCGGGCGGCGTTCCGCAGCGTCGTCGTCCGCGCGGCCGGGTTGATGTGGATGATCGGCAGCCGCATCGCGGTGGCCTTCCGGACGGCCGACGCCGTCCCACCGGTCCGCATGGCCGGCAGGTGCACCGCGACCAGCGCGCTCGAGCGGCGGAGCATGCCGTCGTTGCGGGCGTGCAGCAGCTTCACGTCGAAGTCCGCGCCGTACGTGACCGTCTTCGCCGCCAGGCCGACGAGGCGGTGCCACTCCGCTTGATCCGGCTCGCCCCATGGCTTCGGCTGCTGCGGGAACGGCACGTGCGCCTCGAACGGCACACCCGCCTTGCAGAGAGCATCCGCCCACCACAGGTCGGTCCCGATCGCCATGCCGGAGATGCCGAGGGTCAGGCCGTGCCCGGCGCGGAGCTTGCCGGCCAGCCGGGCCAACTCGTCACGCACCCAGCCGTGCACGTCCGGGTCCAGATGCTGCGGGCGGTGACCCGTCGCCGAAACGGTCTGCCAGATCGTCACCAGTCCTCCTCTACGACCCGCACGTCGCCTCGCTCCTTGGCCGCCCGCCACGCCAGCGCGGTGGCCTGCGGGCTGGCGTTATCCCGGCGATACGGTCGGGCGAGGACGCTCGTCTCGTGGCGAGCGCATCTGCACCGCCCGAAGGTCGGATCTTCGTACTCTTCGCCCCGCTCCACAGCGGCGACCGACTCGCGGGAACGCGCGCCGCCCCAGTGGCAGCGCCCCTCGATGCAGTCGGCGCAGGTGTCGTCGAACCAGGCGGTGAGTGCGTCGCCCTCGTCGTCGGTCAGGTCCGGCCAGTACGGGTACCTGGTGTTCACTGGATCACTGCTCCAGGTCCAGGTCGCGGGCGTGCCGGCAGTACGACCACCCGCCGCCGTACGACTCCTCCTCGCAGCCGCAGTACGGCTGCACCAGATGCTCCGCGTACTCACGGGACCAGCCCATACGCGCCGCGAGGGCGTCCACGGTCAGGCCAACGGGTGCGGTCGCCGCACGCTCAGCGGCACGGGCCTGCTCAGCCTCCGCCTCCCGGCGCGCGCTCTCGGCCGCCCACCGGGCACGCTCCTCCGGGGTCGCGTTCATCACGCGCTCGATGCTGGCGGCGAAGTCGAAGCGCGGCAGCCACTGCTCAACCGTCAGCTCGCCGCCGGCGGGAACCCTGTGCTCCCATTTCTTGACGCGCAGCGGCATGGCGGTGGCGGCCTGGTCCTCAATGTCGCGGTTCATGCTTCTCCCTCGATCGGGTGGTGCAGGATGGGGGCGCGGGGATCGACTTGATATCGGCAGGTCGATCCCCGCCCGCCGGGCTAAACCGCGATGAAAAGCTGTGGCAGGTCGGCGAGAGCCTTCCTCGCGGCGCGATGTCGGACGCGGCGCTCACACTCGACGGCAACCTCATCCACCAGCCGCTGGGTCGCAGCCTGCAACGCAGTCCCATTCAGCTTGTTGATCCGCTCGTCAAGTTGAGCCTCAAGCTTGGCCACGACCTGCCTCAGAGGCCTCTCCACCCGGCCGCCGCCGCCATCGACTCGCGACTCGTAAGTCCAGACGAGTTCGTCACCCCGGCCCGCGAGGTCGCCCCGATAGCCCTCCAACAACTCATGCACCGACAGGGCCGCAATCACAGCGTCACTGACCTTGATGCGTACCGTCAGACCGTTGACCTCCTTCCGAATCTGCTCGTCGCGCGACCCGGGGAGCCTGCCGACGCCGCAAGCGAGGGTGTATCGGACCTGCGATTCCAAGTAGTCGGATCCAGCGGCAGCGTCGAAGTACGGGTCGAACTGCGCGTCGACCAACTCGCTGGCCCGGAACAGGTCCGAGCCGGACTGCCACACCACGTGCAGGTGGGGGAGCGCGTCGGCGCACTTGTCGGGGTGGTAGTTGATGACGCCCCACGGCTGGCCGTTCAGTCGGCCGTCCTCCGCGATGAGGGGCTGCTCCCGCAGTTGCCGGAAGACGGCCAGGGTGACCTGCTTGCCCGACATGGCGAGGGTCTTGACTTCGACGCTGGCGGTGCGGATCTCTGCGTTGCGCACGGTCAGAGCGGGCATCGGTCAGACCGCCGGCTCGGACGGGATGCCGTAGTCGGCGAACTGGGAGCGGTGCAGCAGCGCCGCGACCGTGACCGTGTCGGTCGGCCCGTTACGGTGCTTGGCCACGATGAAGTCCGCTTCACCTGCTCGGGGGGACTCCTTGTCGTAGTAGTCGTCTCGGTGCAGCAGGATGACGATGTCGGCTTCCTGCTCGATCTCACCGCTGTCACGCATGTCGGACAGCTGTGGCCGGCGGTCCGTGCGGGACTCCGGCCCCCGGTTCAGCTGCGCCGGGACGATCATCGTGGTACCGAGCTCCTGCCCCAGCGTCTTCAGGTCAGAGGCGTTGCGGCCGACCTCGAGGTCGCGCCGGTCGAACTTCTGCGTTGAACGGATCCGCTGCAGGTAGTCGACGAACACGATGCCGAGGCTGTCGTGGCGCTGCCGGAACCGACGGGCCGCCGAACGGATGTCAGCCACGGTGTGGGACTGGTCGTCGATGTGGATGGGCCACGACGCGACTTCCTTCGACGCCTTCTTGGCGGCTGCGAACTGCTGCGGGGTCATCCGCCCGGTCGTGAACGCGGACAGTTCGATGTCTCCGACGGCCGACAGCATCCGCCACGTCAGTTCCCGCTTCGACATCTCGAGGCTGAACACGAGCGCCGGGTGTCCGCGCCGGGCGGCCGCGATGGCGAATCCGAGGCCAGCCGTCGACTTGCCCATCCCGGGGCGGCCGGCGGGGATGACGAGTTGGCCGGGCAGGAACCCGCCGATCAGGTCGTCCAGGGCGCCGATGCCCGAACTGAGGCCCTTGCTGATGTCACCGTTCATGAGCTTCTCCAGGTGGTCGAGTTCTCCGTCGGCGAACTCGCCGTAGTGGGCGAGGGTGCCGGTGGTCTGGTTGACGGTCGCTGCGTGGATTTCGGCTTGGGCGGTGTCGACAACTTCGTCGACGGGCTTCTGCAGCGATTGCGAGGTGTGCACGATCCGTAGTCCCGCTTCGCGGATCCGGCGCCGCTTCGCCCAGTCGGTGACGATCCGGGCGTAGAAGCTGGCAGTGCCGGCGGTCGTGGGGACCCGCTCGGTGAGGGTGTGCAGGTACGGGATCCCGCCAGCGCGTTCGAGTTCCCCGGCGGAATCGAGCTCGCGGGCGACAGCTACGGGGTCGGTAGGGCCGTTGGCCGCCCACAGGCCGATGAGCGCAGTGAACAGGGTGCTGTGGCGGACGGTGGAGAAGTCGCGGGCGGTGATCTGGTCGGCGACCTCGTCGACCGCCCTGAGGGAAGTCATCATCATGCCGAGGACGACCTGTTCGGCGGCCGTGTCGGCCATTGGATGTTGAGACCAGGTGACGTCATCAACGGCGTGTAGATGCCGTGCGGGTGTGGCTTCCTCGGGTGCTGTGCTCATGACGCCCTCCGTGTTGTGGCGGGACGGCCGGCGGCGAGTTGTTCGGCGCGGCACGATCCGCAGGTGTTCTTCGGTTGCGAGGGGTGCAGTTCGCAGCGAAGGCCGGCCTTGTAGTTCTTCGGGGCGTTGGATTCCGCGCCGAACGATCCCAGCGACCCGTTCTGGCGAGGCTGCGTTCGTCGCTCTTGAGCGGTGCGCATCCAGTTCTGCCAGGTGCGGTTCCAGCTGAGCTTCAGTCCGTCCTTGCCGGGCTTGGCCTGCCAGTAGTTGATGAACTTGGCGGTCTCGGACCTGCCGTCGATGTCTGGGCAGACCCGCTTGGCCCACTCGACCATCGCAGGGGTGACCTGGAAGTCGTCGGGGATCCGGGTGCCGTTCTTGGTCCGGTCGTCTTCGATGCCGGGGGGAGCCGCAGGCGACCCAAGGACTTCTTCGTTAGAAGAAGTGGTCGGGTCGGGTCGGGGGGCTGTGACAGCCCCGTGAGTCACGCCTGCCGTCACGGGGGCGTCACGCCGTGACGTGTCCGTGACGGCAGGCGTGTTGACCTGCGCCTTCTCGGATTTGCGGCGGTCCCGCTCGCGCCGCTTGCGTTCGGTCGCGGCCTCACGCTCGTGTTCGACTGACTCTCGTGTCGGTTGGTACTTCGTCCAGTCGTGGAACCGGTAACCGTCCTTCACGCGTGACCACAGCTTGCGGCGGACGAGTTCCTTGACTGCGTTGTCGGCGTCGTCGCAGAGACGTGCGGGCATCCCGGACGGCACGAACCCGTCGGTGAGGTTCCGTGCGGCCCAGGCGCCGGCGCGAACCCACAACGCCACGGCGCAGTCGGGGGCGTCGAACACCTTGAGGTGGTCGTAGAACGAGTCGTCGACTTTGAACCATGTCACCGCGCTACTCCCGCCAACTTGGTCGAGTAGTTGACAGACGCGCTGGGGGCGTGCACGGCGAGTTCGTTGCTGAAGGCGTAGGCTGAAGCCGTAGGCTTTTGCACAGCCTGGCCCCCTTCCGGTTTGGTCGGAAGCGGTCGGGTTAGCGCGGTCAGGGTGTGTCCAGCACCTTGGCCGCGCGTTCTAATTCTACGGCGCTCCGACGTGTGTTCGAGCACGCCACACCCTCATTCCGATCAGTGTTTCTTCCGCTGAATCCGTTGTGCTGTAACGGGATTGCTCATCTCCAAGTCCGCAATAGCCCTATCGGGTGGTGCGGTCGGGAGGGTGTTGCGGGGAGAGGTCAGTCCTGGCGCAGGCGCCGGTTCAGCCACCAGCACAAGGCCGGCAGGGTGGTGAACACGGCTGCGGCGCGGGCCCAGAACGGCACGCCCACCTGGTATGCGAGGGTGACGGCCCAGCCGAGCAGCGTGGCCGTCCCGGTGTAGACCACGGCGAACAGGTGGCGGTTCATCGGCGCCCCTCGTCGAGTCGTGCCATGACGGCGTCGGTGATGCGGCGCGCGTCGGCCTGCTCTGCGGGGGCGGGCTGGAATCGGTCGCGTTCGGGCCGGTCCGGGGCGGGCTGGTCACGGGAGGGCTGGGCGGTCACAGCAGCGTGTCTCCTACGTAGGCGCGGATGGCGGCGGCGTTGGCCTGGACGTCGGCAGGCACCTCGTCCAGGGCACTCTTCGGGCACCAGGGGGCGGCGACGAAACCCTGCCCTTCGGCGGTGCGGTCGAGGTACATGGGGCCGTGTTCGGCTTCGGCGCGCTGGAGGTGGATGACGAGGTCCCACACCCAGCGGGGCAGGTTGGCGGCGGTCATGCGGCGGCTTCGATCGGGTCGACGTGGGTCAGGGCGATGCACGCGGCGTGTCCGGTCACCCACACGACGGGCGTGTGCCCTCCGAGCAGCTGCGCCTGGCTGCGGGTCTCGCCGGTCTTCGGCTCGTCCTCACGAACGCCGGTCCAGTAGCGGACGTGGGTGCCGACGACGACACGCTTGTTCCAGGCGTCGACGGTGCTGGCGGTGCTCATGCGCTCGCCCTCCGGTACTCGGGGCGGCGCGCGGAGACGATCGCGCCCAGCTCGCGGATGTCGATGCCCTTGGCGCCGGCAGCGATAGCCTCAGTGCGCTTGGCGTCGACGACGTCGTAGTGGAAATGGGCGCAGACACCGTCGATGGTGGGGCACGGGCCGTGCTTGCACTTGGCCTGGAACCAGCTCGTCTTGAGCCCGATGAGGGTGGCGAACTGGTGCAGTTCAGCGGGGGTGTCAGCGGTGAGGTGGGACCAGCGTCCGCGGATGTTCCCGACACGGGCGGGGGCGCGGAAGTTGTCGACGTAGACGGTCATGCGGTGGCCTCCTGGTCGTCGGCTGCGAACACGGCGAGGACGCGCGGGCCAAGCTGCGGCTCGTCGAAGGTGAGGGCCTGGCCGGGTTCGGCGGCGAGGACCGCGGCGTACAGCTGCAGGGCGCGGTTCGCGGCGTCGGTGCGGGACAGGCCGGTGCGGTCGGCGGCCTCGTTGAGGGCGGCCATGGCCTTGTCGGTGGCGTTGAAGGCGAGCTTGGTGATGTCGGTGCGGGTGTCGCTCATGCGGCGTTTTCCTTGGCTTGGTGTCGCCGGTCCCAGGCGAGCCGGTCTTCGTGATCCATGCACGCCTCCGCGACGCGGACGCAGGCGTGGCGGAGCCGTTCGGTGGTGGGCTGGTCCAGGCGGGCGATGCCGGCGCGGACCTGGTCGGTGTCGTGGTGGAGGGCGGCGGCCAACACCTCCGCGTGAGGGGTGGTCATGCGGCCTCCTCAGCGAGCAGGTCGGCGGCGGTCTTGCCGTTCACCGTCACCTCGAGGACTGCCCGGCGGGCGATCCGTAGCGCTTCCATGTACGGGAACCGGTGGGCAGCGATCCACTCGTCGGTGCGCGAGGACGGACGCAGCTCGTACGTCCAGGTCCCGTCGACGCCGAGGCATTGACCGCGCCGCACGACTGCGTACTGGTCGTTGCCCCGCCAGGCCACCGTGATGGCGTAGGTGTCGAACAGCTCGTGGTCGTTGGGTAGGACGCTGACCACGATCTCCGTGATGAGCAGGGTGACGTCCACGGCGCTACTCACTGGTCATCACCGAACGCGTCGCAGCCGCCGAACCAGTGGTATCGGCCGCAGCCCTGACACCAACTTGCGGAGATGGCCAGGCGGATGAGGGTGGCTGCCTGACGCAGCACATCAGGGGCGCTCACGGCATGTCCTCCACCAGCTTGTCGAGGACTTCCGCGATGGCGTCAGGGACCCGGCCGACAGCGTTGCGCCGCCAGCCCCGCCACACGCGGGCCACGTCGTAGGCCTTCGCCAGCCGCTCGGCGTGGTAGTCGAGCTCGGCGGCATAGCGGGGCAGCCGCTCGAGGACGTCGTCGACGATCAGGTACTCCTCGACATCGCCGCGGTCGGCCTTGATCTCGTCAACGAGGGCGCGGAGGGCGTGTGCAACGTTGGCGCTCATCGGGCCACCTCCGCGTGCCGGTGGGCGCGGTGCGGGTCGTTGCGGCCGCACCGGGCGGTCATGAAGAGGTCGGCCTCGGCCTCCGTGATGCCTTCGCAGTGCGAACTGGCGGCAGCCTCGCGGGCGCGCTGCTTCGCGGCGATGCCGAGCAGCAGCCGGGCCAGCGTGTCGAGCTGGTCGGGCGTCACCTGACGCTGGACGAAGCCACGCGCCAGGTCGGCGTCGCTGAAGTGCGCGCCGATCGTGAGGGGCGAGTTGACGTCCTCGGCGGTGTCGTGGGCGATGTTGAGGCGGAACCCGAACGACAGGTCCCAGCCGATGCCCTCACATCCGTCGAGGGGTTCTGCGTCGTGGGGGTCGCCCTCGGTGGGCTTGAGGGTCCAGGGCGGGGGCCAGGTGGCGGCGCTCATGCGGCACCTCCGGCGGCGCAACGCTCGCAGGTGTCGAATCCGGCGCGGGCCTCGCTGGCGGCGATGTGGTGCCCGCAACCGGCCGGGACGCGGCCAGCCATGAAGGCGCGGAACATGTCGTCGGGCTGGATGCCGTCAGGTACGCGCACCTCGTTGCCGTTGGCGTCGAGGACGGGTGTGGCGTGGTCGGTCATGGGTTCCTCCGATGCTTCAAGCGGGATGATCTGTGGCCTCGCTTGTAGCCACAAAAGTAGCTACCATGGCGGCATGACGCAAGCAGGACACGTGCCACACACGTCGCCACGGATGTGGACCAGCCCCAGGACCGACGCCTACGCTGGCGGCGTGCCCGACAGCAGCGACCTCCGCCGGTTCCGTCTCGACAAGGAGACGTGGGAGGCATACGGCGAACTCGTCGGCGACGGGGGGCGATCCGCCGACCTGAAGGCCTACATCGACTGGCGGCTCGACAACCCCACGACACCGCTGCCCGGCAAGCGGCGTGGCCCCGTGAAGCGGACTCGGAAGGTCGCGATGCCGAAGCCCAAGTCGTCGCCTCAGGCCTGACCTGCTCACGGCTCCTCCACGGGCGGCATGCCTTTGCCGTCGCACGGCGTCTCCGACACCAACACCCGCCCCCCGCGCACCACCCAAGCCCCGTGCGGCACGACCACGCCGTTGTCGAGGCACACGTGACCCCCGCAGACCGGGCACTCGCCCATCGGCTGCAACACCGGCTCGGCGGGCAGGTCGGCGGGCAGGTCGGCCAGCGCGGCGGCCCGCACACCCGGCTGGTAGTTCCACGACCCCCACACCGCGTCGCGGCACACGTCATGCAGATTCGCTGGCGAGTAGGGCGGCTGCACCGGCGGCATGTGCTGCACCCGAGCACCACACAGCGCGACCGCCGCCTCGCCGGCCGGGAACGCGCACTGCACCCCTTCGCGGCCGTGCGCCCACCCGTACAACACGTTCACGACGCCGCCCCGCGCGGCGCCGCCACCAGCTCGCAGCCCAGCGCGTCCGCGACCGCCATCAGGTTCGGGACCTGCAACTGCGAAACGCCCGTCTCCAGGCCGGCGACGACCGAGCGGGGCAGCTGCGCCCGGTCCGCGACCTGCGCCTGCGTCAGCCCGAGACGTTCCCGGCGTTCCCGCAGCGCCGCCGACAGCGGGCTCAACGGCCGCACCGGCGTGCCAGAGCCCGTGCACACGGTGGGGGTGGTGATGCGCTGCCCGCCCCGCACGACCCGCACCCCGTGCCCGGCGATGGCGCCGTCAACGGCCGGGACGCGTTCCCCGCAGCCGGGGCAGGCGACACGACGCCCGGCGGGGGCGTCAGCGGGTTCGCAGACGGGGCACAATTCGGCCTTGGCGAGGTGCCGGCGCCTGGCGCTGTCAGTGCCGCAGGGCAGCACGTCGTTAGGGCCGGGCCGGGCGCCGCCGCGTCGGGCGGCAGTGTGGGTGGCGCGCATCACGTGTCGCTCCCGTCCGCCGGGTTCAGCACCCGGATGGTCCGCGGCCGCCCCGGCACCCGCGTGATCCACCCCATGCGCTGCAGTTCCTGCACGTGATGGTTGGCGGTGGACGCCGACGCCAGACCGGTCGCCGCGGCCACCTCCCGCAGGGACGGGCAGTAGCCGTGATCCAGGTAGTGGCGGCGGATGAAGTCCAGGACGGCGCGCTGCCGACCAGTCAGCAGCGGGGCCACGGCGGCGGTCACGGCTGACTTCCCTCCTCGGTCGGGAGCTCCTCGGGGACGGTGCGCAGCACAAGGCTGCGGTGACTGGCCGAACCCGGTCCGCCGGGTGGCCCGATGACGCCCTCGGTGGCGAAGAAGGACTCCTCACCGACCTCGCCGAACAGCTCCAGGACGGCGTCGGCGACGTCCCCGGCGTGGCAGGCGATGCCGAAGTGTTCGGTCATCCACTCGTCGGTGTTGAGGCGGCGGACGATGCGGTCGCGGATCTCGGTGCGGGGGTCGCTCACGGTGCGGCTCCTTCGGTCGGTGGGGTTCGGGGTTCGCCGCTGGCCCATTGCGTGACGGCGTCGACGAGGCGCAGCGGCCGGATGAGCGTGTAGCGGCAGGCGTGGCGGGCAACCCGCGCCGCGGCGGCGATCACGGCAACCCCGCAACAGCAGCGCCGCCGACTACGCCCGCCTCGGCCAGCAGCCACCCGGCCGCGGCGAGCCCGGCGACGACCTTGGCGGCCTTCTCCCGGTCCATGTCGTGGTGGAACTGCGACCAGCGCGGGTCACGCTCGTAGAAGGATCGGCAGTACAGATCGTGCAGCTGCTCGGCCACAGCAGCCACATGCCGCTCATCGGCGGCCGTCGGTGACGTCATCGAGGACTCCAATCGGGGGAGGGTGGGGTGCGGCCTCGAGGAAGGCCGCACCCTTAGGAGCTGGCCGGATCAGTAGCTGCTGCAGTCCGACGACGAGCTCGACGAACTGGACGAGCCCGAGTCGTACGAGCCGCTGGACGACGAACCGCAGTCCGACGAGCCGTAGGAGCCGCTGTCGTACACGGCGTGGTACGACACCGACGACGCCTCGGAAAGGTCATCCCTGGACCCACCGCCCGCCGTGCGACGCTCACGCTCACGCCGGCAGTCCGGCTGGGTGCAGTTGCGGGCCTTGTGCTTCGAGCAGTTCACGCGGTTCTCCTCGGATCGGTTGGTGTAGCCCGGTTGGGCGCACGGCGCGGACAGGCGCTTGTACAGGACTGTCAGTTCGGCGTGCCGCGCCCTGACGTCAGCGACGGCGGCCCGCACCCGCAGGTCGGCGGCGCAGGTCGAGTGAGGGCACGACATGAGGCCGTGGACGAAGCAAGCCGACAACATGATCAAAAAGGCGGTTCCGCGTCGAACGACGACTGCGGGCTGCCCGCCGGAGCGCCCGACGCCCACGGGTCATCGCCGCCCCGCGCCGGCTGACCACCGCCGGACGAGCGCTGCATCCTCTGCACTTTCGCCGTGGCGTACCGCAGCGACGGGCCCACCTCATCCACGTCGATCTCCACCGACGTGCGGGTCTGACCGTCCTTCTCGTACTGGCGGGTCTTGAACCGGCCGTGCACGATCAGCCGCGTCCCCTTGACGATCGACTCGGCGCACGACTCGGCCATCTCCCGCCACGCCGTGCACCGGAAGAACGTGGTCTGCCCGTCCTCCCACGTGTCGCCCTTCCGGACGCGCGGGGTGACGGCCACGTTGAACGCGGCAACGGCCGCCCCGGACGGGGTGTACCGCAGGTCCGCGTCGGCGGTGGCGTTGCCGACGATGGTGATCAGGGGTTCTCCGCTCATGCTGCTGTCCTCTCAGGTTGGGTGCCGCCCTCGGCGGCGGAAGGAAGCCGGTTCGTGGTGCGGGGCACCAAGGCCAGGTCGCAGTCCAGCGCGTCAGCCAGGGCGCGGAGCCGCGACAGGTGCGGGTCGCGCCGCCCGGCGTCGATGTCGTAGGCGGCCTGCCGGGAGATGCCGGCGGCGGCGGCTAGCTCCGACGCGGTCATCCCCCGCCGGAAGCGCCGGGCGCGCAGGGCAACCAGGAGCGGGTCGGGGCGGCTCATCGGGCACCGTCCCGGGCGACGAGCACCAGGTCGCAGTCGAACAAGTCCGCCAGGGCGCGCAGGGTAGACAGCTTCGGCACCCGAGCGCCGGCCTCGATCTGCTGCACGCTGCCCCGCGCCAACCCCGCCTCCTGGTTCAGCTGGAACGGGGGGAGGTTGCGCCGGGTGCGCAGGTGCAACAGCTGCCCGATCAGGGGGTCCACCCCGGCCGGGACCGGCACGGACGGGACCGGGCGCAGCGTGGCCGCGGGGCGGTCAGGGATCGGCGCGCCGGCCGGTACGACCTCGACCTCGCCCACCACCGCCGTGGCCGCCTTCACCTGGCGCGCCTGCTCCGGCGTGCAGTCGACGATCCGGAACACCGGCTCACCCGCGTACACCACACCGCGGGCTTCGGCGATCTCCGCCAGTTCGGCACGGGCGAACGCGACCGACTCCGACGGGAACGCCGCCGGGTCCACGACCGGCCACACCCACCGCAGCGTGAACAGGCTCACCGGGCACCCCACACGCGGGCCAGCAGCGGCATCCGGCGATGCCACGGCCCCGGCGGCAAGCTGGGGGCGTCATCGACCTGCCGGTACGTGCGGATACACGCCCCGGTCGTCCGCGGCGGCACCTGCGACATCGGCCAGTCATGGCGCGGGCACGACACCCGGCTGTCCCAGGTGTGCGCGGGCACCAACTCACCGTTGGCCAGCGCCATCCAGCAGGCACGGAACTGCAACACGGGCCCAGCCGACGGGTCACGCATCCGAGGCCTCCCACGCGAGCAGGCCGGTGCGGAACCCGATCGCGACCGCGTGCCCACGATCGCGCGCACCCAGCCGCTGGTACAGCCGGCGCAGATGCGTCTTGACGGTGTCGACGCCGACGTAGAGGGCCTTCGCGGACTCCTGGGCGGTGTTTCCCTGCGCGAGCAGGTGCAGCAGCTGCAGCTGGCGGTCGGTGATCGGCCGGTCCGGGTCGTGGCGCACCACCAGGCGGCGGCGGACGCGCCGATGCGCCCGCACCGCGACCGCCGCCATGCGCAGCGGATGGGTGGGGGACTGCTGCGCCACCAACTCGGTCACCGCAGCGGACACGGCGGCCCGCACTCGGGTGCTGTCCACCGTCGGGGGCAGCTGCGCGAACACCGCCTGGCACACCCCGCGGGCATCCGGACGGGCATCCGTCATCAGGTCAGGCATGAGGGTCCTCCTTCACGACATGCAGGAACGGGTGCGGGCGGCCCGTCTCCCGGTTGACCGGGGCGCAGCCGGCGCACCGCCACCCGCCCGGGTACAGCCGCGCGGGTGTGGCACCGCAGCACGGGCCGCCATCGACGTGGGCAGCGCCACAACGGCCCGGCGTAGCGATGTAGACCGGGGCGACCAGGGCGGCGGTCACGGGACGGCCCCGGCGAGCTCGTCGACCACGAACGGCTCCACGTTCTGCGTCCGAGCACCACGCCGCTTCGGGCCCAACAGCCGGGTGTACTGGATGCCTTCACCCCGGCCGCCCTTGCACGCCAGTACGGGCACCGCAGCCACCCACGCCGACACCTCGACGAGGCGGTCCCACTCGTCCGGACCCAGCGCTCCCTTCGTGGTTTTGCACTGAACGAAAAGGATCTGGCCGGGCTTGATGGCGATCAGGTCGACCTTCGCGTTGCCCTTGCTGCCGGCGGCGCGGATCACGGAGTAGCCGTTCTCGGCGAGGTCGTCGCGGACGTCCCACTCGAACTTGCGACCCCGGGCGTAGCTGCTCACTCGGACACCCCCGTCGGGGACCAGATGAAGCGGCCGTCATTGGTCAGCCACACCCGCCCGTGCCGCGTCACCGCAGGCACCCGCAGCGCGTCGTGGCCCTCCAGCAGCAGCCAACCCATCGCCAGGGACTGAAGACGGGCCTCACCAACCGGGGACGTCACCACCCGGTGGTGGTCGCGGCAGGCATGCAGCAGCCACGCCGCCTGGTTGATCCGCTCGGCCATCTCGCCGTGCCGCCCGCCAGCCTTCCGATTCAAGCGATGGTGCTGGTCAGTGGCCTGCTGGCCGCACCCGGGCCACTCGCAGATGCCACCCGACCGCAACGCCACCAGGCCCCGCACGCGCTGCGACGGGCCGGTGTCCCGCGCCCGCTTCGGCTTCGCCGGCAGCTTCGGGCCCGCGTTCCGCGACAGCGACGACCGGGCCAGCGGCGTCAACGACGTGAGAGGCGTCTTCCGCAGCAGCGGCGTCGTACGGGACAGCTCGGAGCGCTTCACGACGCACCCGCCCCAGCGAACATCGCCCGGACCGACGCCCCGATCGACTGCCAGCTCCGCAGCTCCGCGTCGAGGGCTTTCGCCTGACGGTCCGCGTACTTGTAGGCCGCATCCGCCAGGTCGCGCTCCTTGCGCTCGTTGACGGTGGCGAGCTCGGCCGCGAACTTCTTCTCGTGCGCCGCGCCGACATGGGCGATGTAGGCCCGCGCGAACGCCACGTCGTAGGCGTGGTCGGCCTTAAGGAACGCCTTGTACCGCTGGTCGCAAACCATCACGCCCTCGGCGATCCGGTTCGACGTGGCGCGGATCGCCGACTCCACGTCCACGGGGTTGATGACCGTCACGCGACCTCACCCGCCTGGACTGCGGTGAGGAAGCGCTGCAGGTCGAACCCGTTGGCCTCGTCCGACGGCTTGTGCAGGAATGCCAGCACCCGCTCCTCCAACTGCGGGGCGTTCCAGCCCTTCCCGCCGGCGGCGGCCTGGATCTGCATCCAGACCTGGTCGGCGTTGGGCTCCACCTCGGCGTCGACGACCTCGTGCACGTCGCCCTGCGGGGCGGTAGGGGCGGGCTGGTTCGTGGGCTGCGCCTCCGCCTGAGCCTCGGCCGGCTTCTGCGCCGCAGTCTTCAGCTCGCCGACCCGCCCCTGCAGCGCCGCCTTCACCGCGTCGGTCAGTGCCTCGTCGGTGTTCGCGTCGGTCCACAACGCCCGGACTTGGTCGATGTTCGTGGCGAGCTCCGCCATGCCCACGTACTCGGCGGGCGTGTACTTGCGCCGGGCCGGCTCAACCTGCGCGGGCTCGGCCGACTCGATCGCCTGCCGCGCGGGCCGCCCGCCGCCCAGAGCGGTGCGGGCGGCGGCGCCGATCTGGCCGCCGAACGCCTGCGCCGGAGTCACGAAGTCGAACAGGACCACCGGCACCATGAACGTGCGGGTCTCGACCTGCTCCTTCGGCGGCTTCGACGGGTCGAACACCTTCTTCTCCCGCAACTCCACCACCAGACGGGCCGGGATCGGCTGCGGGGCGTTCTCGATCGCGGACGCCAGGGTGGGCAGCTCAGCGGCGGCGTTCCATCCGTGCGACTCGATCTTGAAGGTGCCCAGGGTCGGCACGTCGGCCAGCATCAGCGACATCCGCGTCGTCGGTTTACACGTCTCCCGCGGATCCGCCCGACGGCCGGCCGCCGCCGCTGCGGCGCACAAGCACGGCTGGTTGCGCAGCTTCTCCGTCTCCCCGTCACACATGCGCGACCGGAACCCGTTGCCCCACAGTTCGAGGTTCGGGTCGATGCGCTGCGGCGGCACCAGCACCGGCACCTCCTTCGCGCCGGTGACGACCTCGAACTGCGGGCCGGTGGTGGCCTGCCACGGCTTCACCTCACCGCCGTACAGGGCGGCGACGGCGTCGATCAGCGGCTTCGACGGGGACGTGAAGCGGAAGGTTTCGAGCTTCGCCGGGTACTTGCTGCCGCGCTGGGAGACGCGCTGCTCGCCGAGGCGGATCACCCCGACCTGGGTGAGGCGCGACTGGACGGTCTTGATGGGCAAGGTGGGCTCCTTACGCGGCCGGGGCTGCGGAGTCGGCGGGAGAAGTCGCGGATGCGTCGGCGGGGTCCTTCGCGGCCTTGCGGGCGCGGGCGGCCACCGTCTCGGGGAGGACGAACGTGCGGGAGGAGATCGACGCCGGGCCGTCCTCGACGAGCCAGCGGTACAGGTTCAGCGCGTTCAGGAACCCGTCGCGGTAGGTGGCCTCGTCACACACCACAGGGCGGGCGGTGTATCCGTCCGGGCGCAGCTGCACGATCAGGCCACCGTCGGTGGGCTGCAACGGCTCCTCGTGGTCGGAGTTCTTCACCCGGACGACGGGGAAGTGCCGGTACCCGGCGAGCTGCAGCGCGTTCTCCGGGTACAGCTTCGCCGCGTCGCCCTCCCGGGTCTTGTAGTCGATGAGCAGGTCCACGGTCAGGTGCCGCTTCTGCGCCTGCTTCCACGGCACCTGCAGCAGCCGGGAAATCAGCTTCGCCGCCGCCTCGGTCCGGTCGGCGTGGAAGCGGATGATTCCGTCGGTGGTGCCGGCGGCGCCGATGTCGCGGTGCACGAGCAGCGCCTCGGCCATCAGTACGTCGTCGGGGGTGATGCCGTATTCGTCGACGAACGCCTGGAACGACTTCACATAGGAGGCGATGCCCTCGTCGTGGTCGCGGATTTCTCCGTGGAACGACCACCACTCGGCCACGTCGTGGACGCGGGTGCCTTCGTCGGCGCGGCGGGCCGACTCGCGCAGGTGACGGTCACCGACCCACTTCGCGACGCAGGCGCGGCACTCCCGACAGGGGCAGCGCTCACACACCTCGGCCGGGTCGTGGGCGCACCGATTGGAGGTGCGCTCACACGGCCGGCGACGCGACGCCAGCACGAGCGTGGGCAGCTCAAGGAACGCCTGCTCCGCGGCGAGCTTGCCCGCCCACGGCACCAGCCCGCGCTTCGCGATGGCGTTGAACGCGGTGGTCACCGACATGAGGCGCTGCCCGTCGATGATGTACCAGCGGCCGTCGTCGGACTCCTCCACGGAGTGGAACGGCAGGTCCCGCCGGATCACCTCGGCGGCGTCGGTCTCGAGGTCGAGGTCAGTCACGGTCACACCTGGCATCGAGTTGGGCGTCGTAGGCGTGCGCGGCCGTCCGGCAGGCGTCCTTCGCGCAGCCGGCCAGCAGCCCCGGAACCGGGTCGCCGCACGTCGGGCACGCAACGGCCTGCCGTCGGGCGCGGGACACAGCACGCTTCCTCTGGTTGCGGGACATCGCCGCCCAGTCGCCGGGCGGGATGCCGCAGGTGTTGCGGTTGGCCTCGGCGCGGTCCGCCATCCGGCGGGCGGTGCGGGCGCTCACGCGGCACCGCCCTCGTCGACGCGCACGGGGATGACCTGCAGATGCGGGTGGTTCATCGCGAGCTCGACTAGCGGGTCGATGACCGTGTGGTCGCCGCCGCTGAGAGGTGCCACCTCGCGGAACTCGCCGAACCGCTCGACCTGCGTCGCCAGCCACGCCTCAACCTGGGCCTTGACGTGGTCGAGGTCGCCGTCGTCGAACTCCGGCACCGACACGTCCGCCAGATCCGGGTGCTGCGCCTTGAGGTGCGGCTCGCACTCGCCGCAGGCGCGGGGAAGCTGGTGGGTGAACAGGTTGTCACCCGTCATCCAGTTCAAGATGTCGTAGACGCCGTCGATGTGTCGCGGCAAGACGAGGCAGCCCGTCGTGACGGACAGGATGTCGCCGAGGTGGAACGGCTTCGTGGCGGTCATGAGGTGCTCCCAGTGGCTTTGGTTGCTTGCGTCTACTGTACCGCAAGTTCGTGATGTAGCATCACGCTATGACATCACGAAGTCAAGTTGCATCACGAAAGATGGATGGGATCACGAACAGCAGTCGCGGACCGCGGCGTGCGACAATCCGCCCCATGCCACGCCGCACCCGCGCCTACCAGGAGACCGACGCCAGCCGCACCCTCGACGAGGTCGTCAAGCGTTACGACCGCACCGAGAAGCAGCTCGCCGCCATCAGCGCCGAACTCAAGGAAGCCGTCGTCGCAATGGGCCGGGAAGTCCTCGCCAAGCAGTCCGACCTGACGCTCGCCGAGGTCGCCCGCCGGGTGGGCTGGTCCCGCGAGTACGTCAGCCGCGTCGTGGCCGAAGCCAACAAGCGCGATGGCTGGACACCTGACGCCTGACCCGCTCACTCGGACCGCCCCCGCTGCCCCGGAATGCGCCGCGGCCGATCCCAGTCCGGCCGCCTGCCCTGCCACGACCGGTCCCGCCGCGTCACCCACAACCCGGCCAGCCCGCACGCCACCACCAGCGCGACCGCCAGGGCCGCCCCCAGCCACGACGTCATGACGCCCACCGATCCAGCGCCGGACCCCGGTTGCCAGCCACCCGGCCCACCGCTTGCGGCGACCCCTGCCGCTCCCGCAACAGGGCCGGGCCGGACGGCTGCCGACCGCCCGGGGACTCCACCCCGAACGCCGGCAGCAGCACCTCGAGGGCGTCCGTGACGCCTTGGGCCTGACCGATCCAGTGCGCCCGGTTCGCCCGCGCATCCGGGTCCGCCCCGCCCATCCGCCGGGCCTGCTCCGCGTACCGTTCGGCCAGCGGGCCGAGGTGGGCCCGGATGAGGTCGGCGACTTCCCGCACCGTGAACACCTGCACGTCACTCACTGGGATGCCCCGTCCAGGAAGGTGGCGATCTGCTCCACGGCGCGCTCGGCCTCCAGGTACGCGGCGACCTCCGCGATGATCTCCCTGGCCCGGTCGGTCACCGGATCCGCCGGGTAGTGCCCGCCCGCGTTCGAGCCCGGCCGTGCCTTCTTCAGGTGCCGGTACGGCCGGTTCACCGGGAACCCCGGCGACGATGCCGGTGTCACGAGGGATCACCGTCCTCATCGACGTACGATCCGTCGGCCATCCGGCGGGTATCGCACGGCCACGGCTCGCCGCATTCGTTGCAGAAGCCGCCGACCATGCCGCCACCGGCTGTCTCGCGTGAATGCCAGTTGGCGATCCGGTCGAGCCGCTCGCGGGCCGCTTGCAGCTCCACCGTCAGGCGATAGACGCGGGCGTCGATGTGTGCGTCGTAGACGCGGCCTTCGGGAATGCTCGCCAAGTCGCAGAGGTGCTGGACGGTGCGCGCTTCCTGCATGACTTCGTTGACGCTGTTGCAGGCGTCGTGGAGCACGCCGTCGACCATGAGGCCGTACTGTTCGTCGTCCTTGAAGTTGAGGTGCTTGTGCGGCTTGGTGGCCAGCTGTCCAAGCAGGTCGTAGTTGATGTCGGCGGTCACGGCCGATCACCCGCCAGGATCTGCCGGGCACGGGCCATCGCCGCGGACTCGGCCGGGTTCTCCTCCCACCACACCCCGACCGTGCGGGCCATCAACTCCAGCTCGCCCGGGTCGTCACCGGACCGGAACAGCTCGGCCGTGGGCTCCTCGGCGAGGACCCGGTCCAGGAGCTGCGACGCCTTACGGATGGCGGCCCCGAACACGAACAGGATCAACCCGAACACCACCGCCAAGACCAGCAGGACGGGCAGCTTGCCGCTCACGACGCCCGCCCGGACCGCTTGACCGCGCCCAACGCCCGCCGCCACCACGACACCGGCGAAGGGGGCAGCGGAGCAGGCACCGGCGACGGCAAGGCCGGCATCGGACGGCGGCGGCCCTCGTACGGGAACACCTTCCGCCGCAGACTGATCCGTTTCGTGGTGTCCTCCAGGTGCCGCGGCACAACCACGCGGACCTTCGGGATGGAATCGGTCGTACTCATGTACTGCCTCCAGGGTCTGGGGAGGGGAAGGTGCGGCAGGGATAGGGCGCCGGAATGCACGGCCGGCGGCGCGGCTCAGCGGCGGTACAGCTCCGCCGGCAACTGCTTGTCGACCAGGCGCCAGTCCCGCTGCCGGGCGATCTGGCGGGCGATCCGGCGGGGCTCGCGCACCGGCGGCGCAACCCCGTGCGCGTTCGCCTCGAGGGCCTGACCGGCGGCGACCCAGCGACCGCGGGCGCGGCGGATCAGCAGGCAGGCGACCCCGATCCCGGAGGAGACGCCCACCGCCAGCCCCACCAGCACGGCCGTCACGACGCGCCGCCCTGCGACCGCCAACGCCTGCGGGCACGCCGCGACAACGCCTTGACGATCGGACGCTGCGCCGCCTTCCACGCCGCGACAGCCTCCACCGCCACGCACTGGCGCAGCTGCTCACGCTCCTCCACGGTGTACGGGTCGGCGTTCGCCCACGCGCGACGAGCACGCAGGGCCTGCAGGGGACTGAGGCTCACGACCCGACCGCCAAACGCCACACGTGGATCTCCGCGGACCGGTCCTCGTCCACACCGCCCGGCGGGCACCCCGGGCAGCCGAATAGCGGCTGCGGATGCGCCAGGGCGTGCGCAGCGGGCGACACCCGAGACGACCAGTACGCCACCACCGCAGGGTCCGCACCGACCAGCTCGCACACCACGTCCATGTCGGACCACAACGGCGACGTAGGCGACGGCAGCAGGCGCGCCTCGACGCTCACCACGCCACCGCGCAAGATCCGGAGACGCACAGCAGGGCGTCCCTCGTCACAGATGGCGAACAACAGGTGCGCGCACAACCAGGCGCACCGATACTCAGCGAAGACATCGAACCTCGACTCATGGGCGGGTTGCGGTCAGATGAAGCAAGGCCGGTCCCGGGCGATTCCAGCCGCTCGGGACTCGCGCTTTTCGGGGTCTAGGTGGCGGCCGAGTCCGGGGACGTGGACCCAGCCGCCGGCCCGCCGGGGGAGGCGGGCAATCCCGGCGCGACGGAGGAAGACGCCGGGACGTCGAAGTGGTGGCGCAGCAGATCCCGCTCCAGCAGCAGACGCCGCGCAGCACCCGCATCCGCCCGCCAAACTGGGAACTCGTCGCCGACGTCGACCAGGACGCCGCCGCTCTTGAGCCGGTGGATCGAGCCGGCGGTCATGCGGCGGCCCTCCGCCCGTCACGGCGATCCTGGTACCGACGACGGTGGGCGGCCATCACAGCATCCCGGCGAAGCTCAATGAGGTGGATCTCCCGGATAGCGGCGAGGAGGTCCCCATGGGGCGGCTTGACCTCAACAGCCGGCGGTTCCGGCTTCAGATCCGGATGCTGCGACTCGAACGCGCTGACGAGGCGTCCGAAGTCGACGCCGAGGAAGTACTCCGACTGGCGGGAATCGGACGCCATCTCGGATGCCGCGGCGATCAGGTCGAGCTCGGTGGCCAGGTAGCCGGGGTGCGGGCGGGAGACCCAGCATTCGTTGATGGTGATGTCGAACGGCGTGAGCGTCGTGCGGTAGTTCGACATGCGGGTGTACGGGTTGCGCGTGCATCCGACCTTGAGGAGCCCGGTGGAGAACTGGAGCACGTACAGGTAGCCGTGCCCGTCCGCGTTGCGCGGCAGGGTGAGCGGGTCGACACCGTTGGCGACGGCGCGTGCCATGACGGTCATGCGACGCTCCGGCGTCGGGCGGGGATCTGGACCTCCCGGGCGTCGGTGTAGGCCTGCAGGTCGGACTCGCGCACCCGCAGGCGCGGCTTGCCGTCCTTCGGGCCGATGTTGATGGTGGGCAGCTCGCCCGACCAGACCCGGCGGTACACGGTCTGGGCGCTGGTGCCGAGGGCTTCGGCGACCTGCTCGATGGTGAGCAGCTGCACGGTGGCGGTCATCAGGCGGCCGCCTGAGTGGCCGCGACAGTCGGGGTCTCGTCGGTGATGTCCTCGACGGCGTAGTCGCTGGTGATGGCGGCGAGGGGGACGCCGAGGGCGTCGGCGATCTTCCGGGCGAGTTCGGCGGAGGCGGAGCTGCGCACGCCGTTCTCGATGTTGGACAGGTGGCCATGGGTGACGCCGATGGCGGCGGCGAACTTGACGCCCTTCCAGCCGTAAGCCTTGCGGAGGGCCTTCACGGCGGCGCCGTTAACGGGTCGCATAGTGGAGAGGCTACGCAACAGCACGCAACAACGCAAGCAACAGGCGGCAACGTCACGCCTCAAGGTGCTACGTGATCTTTCATTGATCTATGTAGTGGCCTAACCTGAATCTCCTTCGTCGCGCGCCTGGGGAGGAGTGGACGTGACAACACTCGGCATGTCTATGCTTTCTGCTGCCTGCCGTTTCCGAGAGGATGGCCCCGTGAGTGACTGGGAACGCCTCGGCCAATACGTCGTCAACCGACGCGTCGAACTCGGCTACCGGCAACGGCAGCCCTTCGCCGACGCCCTCGGCATCAGCATGCGCACCCTCAGCGACATCGAGAAAGGCCGCCGCGGCAACTACGACCCGGTCACCCTCGCCGCCCTCGAACACGTCCTGCAATGGGACACCGGATCGGGGGGGGGGCGCGCCGCCCGCGGGGCCCCCCCCCCCCGCCCCCCCCCCCCCCCCC